AAAATCATAAACGTATGGTTCGCCATCATCGCGTAAGTTATCGAACGTTTCTGTTAAGTCGGACAGTTCCTTAAGGATCAATTCATAATTAGAATTTTCCATAATCGAGCTGTCCCGCGTTCTACTGTATAGCGTGTAGTCGCCTACCGGATTGTGTCCGGCATAGGAGTCGGGTGTTTCCCATTTATTTAATTCGCTCATTTTTTCACCTATTGTTATTTTATTAAGTATTACTACCCAAAAAGCCCGCATCGCGGGCCATGTAGTGGGAAAGGTTAGTGGTTAGGTTAATTTTGCAACAAATGGTTATCTGCCAGCATATCCTCTATTTTCTCGACCCAATCGGGACAGGATTCTTCCAAGTCTGCCAATTTGTTAGCCAGATCATTAGAAGATGGCCCGAATATCATTTTTGGGTAGTTATCCTCCGCCTTATCAATAGCGAGAAATTCCCGCAACGTGTTTATGTACTCGTTTTTGAATTCAAAATAGTTCATTTTTTTCACCTTGTTGTTAATTGTTAGGTTAAAGCTTCAATTGAAAACCGTTTGCCATGATGCGGGTATGCGTTAATCAATGCGCGTTTCCGAGATCGGAAATACTTAACAGCCCAACTATTAGCAGATGGACAGTCGACATAATCGCCATTTTCGGAATGCTTGATGATTGCACCATTCATATATGCTTTGCGATAAAGATGGGAAAGTTTAGAAAGTTTCAATCTATATTGTGAATAGGTCATTTGATTCTCCTTAAGAGTGAGTGTATCCGTCTACTTCAATTCCGAGCCACATCCCGCACCATTGCACCATAATGCTGTTGTCGCCTATGCATGGTTGCACGGTTGCTTTGAACTCCTGAAAGGTCATACCTTGACTATCTTGGCCCCATTTTCTTGAGAGTGACTCGAGTTGCGCCTCATTAATGTCGATCATTGTTATTCCTTAATTAATATGTGAAGTCGGAAAATAAAGCATCTCACGACTAATGAAACCATAATAACTTCTGCGAATGTGGCACGATAAATGATGCCTAGATATTTAGGTCAAAAAACTATAAAATATTTTAGAACATGCACTTCAGCGCATAGCATCCAAACAATGAGATGNCATTCTCTTAATGTGCTTCATAGGGTATAGGGTACTTTTCAGATACTCACTCTCAATCCTAGCCAAGCATCACATCACTCAGAATGATTATGGCCCAGGTGTACTATTGATTAGAATGATGATGGGGCGGGGGCCGGAGCAGCGCAACACAATTATTAGTAGTACCCTCCCAAATACAAAATAAGCCAAACTGAACAATGTTTCACATGAAACGTATGTTTATGAATTAATTTCAACTACTTGTAATGCAACATGAAAATTATTCAAGATGATGATTTCTATATGGATGACTTATTTGCTCAGATTAGGAGTATTGCTACGTCTTTAGAGCGCATAGCTGACTCTTTTGAGAATGTCTTGAATGAAATTCATGAAGAACAGCAGGAAGATGAATCTAATTCATGTACTTGCAATGATGAATCTTAGTTTGCTAGGATGAGTAACGGGGGTTAACTCGACCCCTATTTGGTTACTCCCGTTTTCCTGCCCCCTTCGGGGGGTAGTTTTAAGAGATTCCTATGGATGAAAAGCTAAAGGCTAAAGTAGCCGAACGCAAAGAGTTTAATATTCAGAAGAGAAAGCGTGGTAGACCCAAGCAATCTGAAGTAAAGGCTAAGAAGGTAGGTAATCGCAATGCAATAGGTCGCCCCAAGGGTGATGCTGCTATTATCAATGATTACAAATCCCGCATGCTGGCCTCTCCAAGTCCAAGCTTGTTTTACAGAGTATCTTTGATGCTGCGCTCAATGATGAGCATAAACATCAAGCCGCTGCCTGGAAGATGTTGATTGACCGACTTGCCCCTGTTGCTGCATTTGAGAAGGATGTGATTAAGGATGGTGGCAGGAGTGCTATTCAGATCAACATATCGGGTGTTAACCAAGTCGAAATCCCTGACCAACCTGTTATCGAGGGAGAGCTAGATGATTAACTGGCTAAAGAATCTTTTTAAGAAGAAGCCAAAGGAAAGAGCTAGAGATAAGAAAGGCAGATTCCTAAAGGACGATCCTAAAACTAAAAAGAATGAAGCCTATGATTAAGTTTGAGCAGTTATTCTTCTTTCCTGCTGACGTTGTGTCTGTTTATGACGGGGATACCATTACCACACAGATAAGACTGCCCTTTAATCTATCAAAACTTTCTAAAATACGCCTAGCAAAGATAGATACTCCCGAAATACGCACCAGAAACAAGGTTGAGAAGGTCTTAGGCTACAAGGCTAGAGACAGAATGATTGAGCTTTGCGGTGATAAGGTGTGGCTGGAGTCTCTTGAAGGTGGAAAAGAAGATAAGTACGGCAGAGTCTTGGCTAATCTGTACACTTTAGACGGTATCGACATAGCAGAAACCCTGATTAACGAACATTTAGGCGTAGCTTACGATGGTGGCACTAAGAAGCATGTCTGGGGATAGGGTAGAAGAGCTAGATGAGGATGAAGTACCTCCCAAGAAAGAAAAAGAGCAGCCATGTCTACTGATTTAAACATTGAATTACTCCCTGGCAGCAGGATGTCTGGGAAGATCCGACTCGATTCAAGGTCGTAGCTGCGGGAAGACGTACCGGAAAGTCCCGATTAGCCGCATGGATGCTCATTGTTAACGCCCTTCAGGCCAATAAAGGGCATGTATTCTATGTTGCGCCTACTCAAGGTCAGGCAAGGGATATTATGTGGCAAACCCTCCTAGAGTTGGGTAATCCTGTTATATCAGGGTCACATATCAATAATCTTCAAATAAAGCTCGTTAATGGGGCTACGATCAGCCTAAAAGGGGCTGACAGACCAGAGACTATGCGGGGTGTATCGCTCAAATTCTTAGTCCTCGATGAGTACGCTGACATGAAACCGGAGGTCTTTGAGCAAATTCTCAGACCTGCCCTGACTGACCAGAAGGGTTCAGCCATGTTTATTGGAACTCCCATTGGTCGCAATCACTTTTATGATCTCTACAAGTATGGCGAGTTAGGTGATGACGAAACATACAAGACTTGGCACTACACCTCCTATGACAATCCCTTGCTAGATCCTGGGGAGAGATTGATACGGCTAAGAAGTCGATGTCATCTTATGCCTTCCGTCAGGAATTCTTGGCATCTTTTGAGGCCCGTGGCTCAGAGATGTTTAAGGAAGAGTGGATTAAGTACGGGGATGAGCCTGAAGTGGGTGATTACTATATAGCAATTGACCTTGCTGGTTTTGAAGAGGTGGGTAAGAAGCGTTCCAAGAACTCAAGGCTAGACAATACGGCTATGTCAATCGTCATGGTGACAGACAATGGTGATTGGTACGTTAAAGAGATTATTCACGGTAGATGGGATCTTAACGAAACAGCCCAGAAGATATTTAATGCGGTAGATAGATACCAGCCTGTCTCTGTAGGTATTGAAAGAGGCATAGCCAAACAAGCAGTAATGTCTCCGCTTACAGATATGCAGAAGAAGAATAACAAGTTCTTCAGAGTAGTTGAGCTAACACACGGCAACCGCAAGAAGACAGACCGTATCATGTGGTCATTACAGGGAAGATTTGAAAACGGAGTCATCTCGCTAGGNAANGGCGAATGGAATATTAAGTTCCTTGATGAACTCTTTCAGTTNCCTGACCCATTAACCCATGATGACTTGGTAGACTCATTAAGTTATATTGANCAACTTGCTCAAGTTCCTTACGGAATTAACGAGTTTGACTTTGAAGAGCCAGAAATACTGGANGTTATTGCAGGATATTAAATGAAAAAATTAGTATGCAGCAATAGTGTATGCTCAAATGAAACACCAATGACTGATGACCCTTTAAAAGAGTGGTGTAACGAGTGCTATCCCAAGAGAGTAGAAAGGGAAGAGCGCAACCACAGAGGGATAAAGATGCAAACCGCCTTTGTGAACCAGTATTGGCGTGTGCCTAAACGGAGATCGGCATGAGTGAATTATATGAAGCAGACCCGCTTTTAATAGAACAGTCTATTGAATCTTGGGTAATCACNAAGTGTGATGATTGGNGAGATCATTACGAATCTAATTACGCCTACCGTTTTGATGAATACTATCGNCTTTGGCGTGGTATATGGGACTCTGCTGATAGCGAAAGAGCTTCAGAGCGTTCAAGAATCATATCTCCAGCCCTACAACAGGCCGTTGAATCTAATGTCGCAGAACTAGAAGAAGCTACGTTTGGTCGTGGTAAGTGGTTCGATGTATCAGATAACTTGGGTGACACTCAGCCCGAAGACGTACAGTTCCTAAGAAACAAACTGACTGAAGACTTTGAAGACTGCAAGGTTCGCAAAGCAGTTGCAGAATGTTTAATTAACTCTGCTGTATTCGGTACGGGTATTGGCGAGCTAGTCATCGAAGAAATGAAAGAGATGGTTCCTGCAACACAGCCTATTATGGGCGGTGAATTGCAAGCTGTCGGAGTCAACATACAAGAAAGGGTAAAGGTTAAGCTAAAGCCTATTATGCCGCAGAACTTTCTGATTGACCCTGTTTCAACCTCTGTTGAGGACGCAATGGGTGTTGCTATCGATGAGTTCGTTAGCCTTCATCAGGTAGAGCTTCTTCAAGAGCAAGGCGTTTACAAAGACATTTATGTTGGCCCAGCCGCCCCAGACACAGATTTAGAGCCAGATCGTGACCTTACTGTTCATCACGACAGCAAAGTTCGACTGACTAAGTATTACGGTTTAGTGCCAAGAGAGATGCTAGAAGAGGCATCAGATGAAGAAATAGAGGAGCTAACTGAGCAAACAGATACCTCCAAGTACGTTGAGGCTATTGTTGTTGTTGCTAACGGCGGCATTTTGTTAAAAGCAGAAGCGAATCCGTACATGATGCAGGATCGCCCTATTATTGCTTTTCCTTGGGATGTTGTCCCAGGTAGGTTCTGGGGCAGGGGAGTATGTGAAAAAGGTTATAACTCTCAAAAAGCTCTCGATACTGAGCTAAGAGCAAGAATTGACGCATTAAGCCTGACTATCCATCCAATGATGGCAATCGATGCNACNAGACTTCCTAGAGGATCTAAACCTGAGATACGCCCTGGCAAGATAATCCTTACCAGCGGTGATCCAAGAGAAGTCCTACAGCCCTTTAATTTCGGGCAGGTTAACTCTATTACCTTCAATCAAGCCGCAGAACTACAGCAGATGGTACAACAGGCTACCGGAGCAGTGGATTCAGCAGGGATTGCAGGGCAAGTTAACGGCGAGTCTACAGCGGCAGGGATATCAATGTCTCTGGGCGCAATCATTAAGCGGCACAAACGTACCCTGATTAACTTTCAACAGTCTTTCTTAATACCTTTTGTAAAGAAGGCTGCTTACCGTTACATGCAGTTTGACCCTGAGAACTACCCTGTTGCTGACTACAAGTTTAATGCTAGTAGCACTCTAGGGATTATAGCTAGGGAATACGAGGTCACTCAGCTAGTTCAGTTGCTACAGACAATGAAACAAGACTCTCCGCTGTACGCNACGTTAGTTGAATCTATTATCGACAACATGAACCTGTCTAACAGAGAAGACCTCTTAGCAGCTATGAAGCAAGCTATGGAGCCAAACCCAGAAGCACAACAGGCATCTATGGCAGCACAACAAGCGCAGCTTGAGTTCCAGCAGTCACAAACAGCAGCACTTACAGCACAATCTCAAGAGTCAGCAGCTAGAGCAGTTAAACTAGCTATTGAGGCAGATATAGCACCAAAAGAGCTACAAATTGATCTCATTAACGCTATTACCCGAAACTTAAAAGAAGGTGATGGTGAAGATAAAGAGTTTGATCGTCGGTTAAAGACGGCCCAGACTCTCCTTAAAGAAAGAGAAATCAAAGGAAAAGAAAATGCTAACAGACCTAGAATTGCAACGCCTCCTCAAGGACGTAGACAAGTACCTCAAACCGAAATGGGATCGCTTAGAAGCCTTGGAGAAGATGTTCTCTGATACACAAGAACAGCCTAAGAAGAGAGGCCGTCCTGCAAAAGTAGTGTCTGACTCTTTTGGTCAAGGTTAATGGCAAAAGACTCAAGATTAGAAAGAATTGGTGTTAGTGGCTACAATAAGCCTAAAAAAACACCTAATCATCCGACTAAAAGCCACGTTGTTGTAGCTAAGTGTGAAGATGGTAGTGTAAAAACTATTCGTTTTGGTCAGCAGGGTGTTAGCGGTGCGGGAAGTAATCCTCAATCTGCTAAAGATAAAGCTAGAAGGAAGTCTTTTAAGGCTAGACATGCCAAGAATATTGCAAAAGGCAGGTGTTCTGCGGCATATTGGTCAAATAAGGTTAAGTGGTAGGAGGTTAGATGGCTGCGGGAATGAAGCATTACAAGCGTGACGGCACTCTATTTGAAGGCAATACGCACAAAATGGGCAATGGTAGTTTGCATTCTGGTAAATCACACGGAAAAACGTCAGTAAAGCTGTACCATTTTAGCGATCTTTCAAAAACATCTCAAAAAAAAGCCAGAGGTAATTAATGAGTCTTTATAGAAACATTAACAACAAAAGAAAGGCCGGAAAAGTGATGAGAAAAAAAGGAAGCCCAGGCGCACCTAGCGACCAAGACTTTAAAAATGCC